ACCGAGCTGGATAAAGCCCGGAAAATTCGCGATGGAAAAGGCGGCAGATCGCCGATCATGCTTCCGGTCCTGTACGAGTATCCAGTCGAAAAGCAGCTTGATCAGGAGTTCTGGCGCAACCCGAACAACTGGGGACTGATCCTTCCGAACATGGGGCGTTCGATCGACCCGCAAGCGCTGATCGACGACTACGAGAATAACGGCAAGGTCTCGAAAGAGGCTGAGCAGATCTGGGCCAGCCAGCATCTCAATATCGAGATTGGCGTCGGACTCGGTGGCGACGGTTGGTCCGGCGCCCTTCACTGGCAAAGTTGCATTGACGCGAAATTGACGGGTCTGGATGCGCTATTAAAGCGCTCCGAAGTCTGCACCATCGGTATAGACTGGGGCGGCGCCGACGACCTTGCGGGCCTCTACGTGATCGGTAGGGAAAAGCGCACGAAGCGCTGGCTTGGATGGGGCAAGGCTTGGGCGAGAAAGACCGTATTCGAGCAGCGCAAAAGCATTGCTCCTCGGCTTCGAGGCTTTGAGGAGGCCGGCGACCTTGAGATTGCCGGATCCGGTGAGGAGCAAGCCGAGGCGGCAGCGGAAATATGCCTTCGTGTCTTTAAGAGCGGATTGCTTCCTGAGCAGGGCGGGATTGGTCTTGATGCTGCTGGCGTGGCTCTACTTCTCGACGCTCTTGAAGCCGTAGACCTCAAACAACCGCTCATTCAGGCCGTTGCACAGGGGTGGAAACTGCAGACGGCGGTTTCGTCGGTGCCTTTGAAGCTTGAGGATGGACGTTTCTTGCATGGTGATCAGCCCATGATGGCCTGGTCTGTCGGAAACGCTAAGCAGACGCTGCGCGGTAGCAATTACGTCGTCACCAAAGAAGTCTCCGGTGCCGCGAAAATCGATCTGCTCATGGCGCTATTCAACGCCGCGATGCTGATGTTTCAAAACCCTGAAGCTGCTGCGGCGTTCGATGCCGAGGCGTGGATAGCGAGCTACGCATGAAAAACTGGCTTACCCGCCTCATGGGCCGCGACGGTGTGAAAGATATCGAGCCATGGCGCGGTGGTGCTGCCTCGACCGAGAATGGCGATAACTTCACCACCAATCAGGTCACACTTGCTGATTACCGGGATGGTCGCATCAACCAGGCCAACGCAGCGGTTGGTCTTTCTGCCACATGGGCATGCGTGCAACTGATCGCCGGCACGATCGCATCCTTGCCGTTGATGATCTATCGGACCGAAAATGGCATTCGCACGGTCGCAAAGGATCATCCTCTTTATTTCGTGCTGCACGACAGCCCGAATTTCGATCAGACCGCCGTTGACTTCTGGGAGGTGATGGCAGCGAGCGTCGAGCTGCACGGAAATTCCTATGCTCTGATTGAGCGTCGGTCCGGCGGCATTGTCACTTCGCTCTACCCGATCCGACCGGACCGGATGACTGTTCGTCGAAAAGTGAACGGTGATCTTGAATACGCCTGGACAGACAATGGCCGCTCGTATGTCAAGAAGGCCGCTGATGTCCTGCATATTCGCGGACCTCTCGGAGACGGCGTTTCGGGATCATCGACGCTCTCTGTCTGCAGAAACGTCTTCGGTGATGCAATGGCATCGGAAGAGGCTGCTGGATCGGTTTTCGCCAACGGTGTCAACCCAAGCGGCGTCCTGTCGACGAGGCCAGAGACAGCCTTGTCGAAACCACAGAGACAGGAGTTGGAACAACTCCTGCAAGAACGATACATGGGGTCGATCCGGAACGGTCGGCCGATGCTTCTCGACAACGGCCTGACGTGGGAGCAGATCTCGATCGACCCTCAAGACGCCCAGATGCTCGAAAGCCGTAAATTTAGCGGCGAGCAGATTTGCCGGATCTTTGGCGTACCGCCCGCAATGGTTGGCTTCGGTGACAAGGCCTCGAACTGGGGCACCGGGAAAGAAGCTGACGTCCTCGGCTTCCAGAAGTTCACGCTTCGAAAGCGCCTAAAGCGCATCGAGCAGTCGGTCTTGAAGCAGCTGGTCTCACTGTCGGAGCAGCGGTCGCAAGGGATCGTGATTGAGTTCAATTTCGAGGGACTTCTGCGCGGCGATACGGCCAGCCGATACGAAGCCTACGAGAAGGCGATCCGGATGGGCATTGCCACCAGAAACGAGTGCCGAGCGCTCGAAAATCTCCCGCCGATCGAGGGCGGGGACGTCGTGACAGTGCAGATGCAGGACATCCCCCTCGCAAATGCCATCAACGGAGATGGAAATGGACAGAAAAACGGCTCCAGTTCTTGAGATTAAGTCTCTCAAGGAAACCGGCGAATTTGAAGGATATGGCTCGACGTTCGGCGGCGAGCCGGATGCGTACGGCGATATCATCGCTGATGGCGCATATTCGGAGAGCCTTGCGCAGCACAAGGCCAAGGGCACGATGCCAAAGCTCTTTTGGCAGCACAACTCCGACGAACCGATCGGAAAGTGGCTGGAAGCGACCGAGGATTCTCATGGCCTCCTCTTGCGCGGGAAGCTGAACATGGATGTTCAGCGCGGCAGAGAGGCTCACGCGCTCCTGAAAGCGAAGGATATTGACGGGCTTTCGATCGGCTACCGGATCAAAGAGTACAGCGTCGATACCGAAACGTACGTCTGGACGCTGCAGAAGCTGGATCTCGTTGAAGTCAGCATCGTTTCCGTAGGTGCCAACGAGAACGCTGTCGTACAGAGCGTCAAGGCGGCTAAGGCCGCTCACGATCTCACCGAAAAGCTTAAAGCCGGGGACCGGCTTTCAGAAAGAGAGTTCGAGACCTGGCTCAAGGGGCTGGGCTTCTCGAACTCGCAGGCGGAGCGCGCCGCGCGTCTCCATCTGAAAGGGCAAGGGGACCTTGTCGCCGCGGCTGATGACGGCGTCGCATTCTTGCGCGCCCTGATGAGCTGATAGCTCGAATTTCAACCGAAACTGGAGGTTCCCATGCAGGGACATAAGTTGGCCGTCGTTTGTGGCGGTTCGATCGCATTCGCTATTGCTTCTATGGCCGCTCTGCCGTTCGGTCCGCGCATCGTTTTCGATGCCCCGGATCGCCCGAATGGTGGCGGCACGAAGACCGCAGCCGAGCTCGCAGCGGAATTCAAGCGTGATTTCGACACGAAGCACGACAAGGTCAAGGAGATTGCCGAGAAGGCGCTCGCTGAAGCCGAAAAAGGTACGCCTCTGGCCGCGACTGCCAAGGAGCTTGCAGACCAGGCGATCAAGGGCATGAACGACGCGAAAGCCCGTCTCGACGAGCTTGACCAAAAGATGGCCCACCGAGGCGGCGACGACAACGATCACCGCACGGCCGGCGAACGCTTCGTCGACGACGAAAGCTTCAAGTCCTTCGCCGGACAGACCCGCCCTCGCGGTCGCGTCCTCGTCGAGGTAAAGGATATCACGTCTCTCACGACTGATGCTGCCGGCTCTGCGGGTGCGTTGGTTCCCTCTGACCGACGCGGCATGCAGGTAGAGTTACCGCAGCGTCGCATGACCGTGCGCGCGCTGCTGATGCCCGGCCAGACCAGCAGCAACCAGATCGAGTACGAGCAGGAGAAGCTGTTCACCAACAGCGCCGCTCCGGTCGCTGAAGGTACGGCGAAGCCGCAGTCTGAACTTCAGTTCGAAGATAAGGTCGCTAACGTTCGCACCATCGCTCACTGGATGCGCACCTCGGTGCAGATCCTGGCGGACGCGCCCGGCCTGCGCTCGATCATCGACCAGCGCCTTCGCTTCGGCCTGGCGTACGTTGAGGAGAACCAGCTCCTCAATGGCTCTGGCACTGGCCAGAACCTGCTTGGTCTCGTGACCGCTGCAACCGCCTACGCGGCTCCGGGCAGCCTGGTTGCTACTACGCAGCTCGATACGGTTCGCCTGATGATCCTTCAGGCGGCTCTTGCCGAGTATCCGCCGAATGGCATCGTTATGAACCCCATCGATATGGCTGCGATCGAGATGCAGAAGGATGCCGACGGCCGATACATCATCGGCAATCCGCAAGGCACGATCCAGAAAACCCTCTGGGGCTTGCCTGTCGTCGAAACGCAGGCCATGGGTGTCGATAAGGCGCTTGTGGGTGCTTTCAACCTTGCCGCCCAGATCTTCGATCGTCAGGACGCTACCATCGACGTCTCGACGGAAGATCAGGACAACTTCATCAAGAACAAGGTCACCATCCGCGCGGAAGAGCGCCTCGCGATGGCGATCTATCGTCCTCAGGCCATCGTCTACGGCGATCTCGGCCGCGTGGCGTAAGTCTCTTCGGCTCATATCGACCGGCGCTGATGTCAGCGCCGGTTTCATGAACCGAAGGAGAGCAGCATGATAAAGGCAATTCTACTCAAACCCCTCGATGGAGATCCGGAAGGATCGGAGCGTGAATTCAGTCCAGACGATTTCGACCGTTTGGAGGCATTCGGAGCGGTTCGCAAGGCGGCTTCTGCCGGCGAAAAGCAGGCCCCAGCCGTCGTGAACAAGAAGGCGCCGCCTGTCGCCAACAAAACAGTCGAGAACTAGGGGGAATATCATGGGAGACGTCGTCATCGTCGAGCTTGGGCCGCTCTACACACTGAGCGAGGTCAAGGAGCATCTGCGTGTTGATACGGCTGATGACGACGTGACCATCCAGACGTATATGGATGCGGCTGAAACATCTGTCCTTCAGTACTGCAATCTTTCTCTCGTCCCAATCGGGAAAGAGGCGATTTTCAAGGTTGCCGCCATGATGTACGTGGCCGCGCTTTACGAAGATCGTGCCGGCTTAGAAGGGTTGCCCCGATCTAGCCAGATGCTCATTCAGCCATACCGCTGGCTCAGGGTCTGAGACAATGGACAAGCGTGATGCCGGACGCCTTCATGAAAAGGTCGCCTTCGACCAGCGCGCCGATCTGGACGACGGCTCTGGTAACGCTCAAGGCGGCTTCGTCGAAAAATTCCAACGTCGCGCCGGATTCACGTTCTTGCGTGGCGGCGAAACCGTCGTTGCTTCCCGATTGGAAGGGCGACAGCCAATTGTCGTGCGTCTCCGCCGCGACAGCGATACGTTGAAGATCCAACACGACTGGCGCATGCGCGATACCCGGAACGGAGCTTGGCAGGGCGTCGGTGATGAACGCTATTGGGACGGTCCAGTTTATGCGGTCCGCTCAATTGCAGTAACGGAAGATCGTCAGTTTTTGGACGTGATGGTTGAGAGCGGCGTAGCTGCTTAACCTGATAGGAGGTCATCTTGGCCAGAGTACGGTTCACCGCAGATTTTGACTACAAGCCGACCCCATCTATCACCATCGCCTACAAAGCTGGGATGGAAATGACGGTCAAGCGAGAGTGCGCCGACCAGGCTATTGCGGCGAAGAAAGCTATCGCGGCTACGAGCGCCACAGACACCGAAGGTGAGCCATGAGCGCCGGCAAGGAGCTTTGGGACGCCATACTTGCCGCGCTCAAAGCGAATGTGTTGCTGGCGGCGATGGTCGATGGAATCCATGACAAGGCGCCGACTAGCCCTTGGAAAGCGAAGGGCGCTTATATCACTCGGGGGCCATTTTTCGGTTCCTCCGATGATGCCGACTGTATTGCTGGTCAGGAAATCACTGCACAGATAGACATATGGTCGCGATCTTCCAACCGGTGGAATGTCGATGAGATCATAGAGCAGGTCTGCGCGTCTCTTCATGGAGCCGATCTTCCTCTCGGCGACTATGCGCTCGCGACTTGCGAAGTCCGGCTTTGGCGCAATGTCGATGACCCCGATCCTCTCACGCAACATGGCCTCGTTCAGGTTGTTGCGCTTGTTGAGGCGCCAGATTGACCGTCAAAGGGCTTGAGCGCCTGCAGCAAAAGCTTGACCTGCTTCCGGCGCGGGTGAAGCAGCGCATTCGAGCGGCAATGGAGGCCGGAGCAGACGAGATCGTCGCGCTCGCGAAAGCGCTGGTGCCATCCGATACCGGCGCTCTTCGCGACAGCATCGGGTGGACTTACGGGCGCGCACCAAAAGGCTCTATGTCTTTGGCTACCGTTCAGACGGTTGGTGGCGAGCTGACCATCACCATCTACGCCGGCGACAGCGAAGCCTATTATGCGCGGTGGATCGAGTTCGGCACGAGCGCGCATATAGCCGGGGGTAAGTTTGCTGGGGCTCAGATCCCGGCACAGCCCGCCCGCCCATTCTTCTACGTCAGCTTTCGCGCGAGTCGGCGTCGCGTCAAATCCCGGATCACCCGAGCAATCAACAAGGCAGCGAAGGACGTCGCCGCCGGCAATTAACTGCAACGCCATTGAAGGAGAAACCCATGGCACCTCCAGTAACCGCCCGATTTGGTAAGTTCCGAGTTCTCCTCGGTGACGACGCCACACCTACCGTGTTTTCCGCGCCGTGCGGCTTCACGTCAAAAAGCCTGACGTTCACCAAGGATTTGACGGATGTGAACATCCCGGACTGCGCTGATCCGGACAAGGTCGCATGGGTCGGTCGAGATGCGTCGTCCCTCTCCGCTGCTATTAACGGCGAAGGCGTCGCTGCAGCTGAGTCCGCAGAGACTTGGCTCGACGCTTTCGAGAATGTCGAAAGCGTCCCTGTCAAAGTCGAGCTGGAGTTCCCGGCAAAGACGGTAACATGGACGGGAGCGATGCACATTTCCCAACTGGAAATAGGCGCTGAACTGGGCGGGCGCGTTACCCTGAACGTTCAGATGCAGAGCGACGGCGAGCTGGTCCGAACGGTTACCTGATGCGCGACGCTAGAATTGATCTCGATTGGGCGGATGGGACGTATTCGTTCCGTCTCGCCTGGGGGCAACTCGTAGAATTGCAGGAAAAGTGCGAGGCCGGCCCTTATGTTATCCTCGACCGTCTACGGACTCATCACTGGCGCGTGGAAGACATCGCGAGTGTCATTCGGCTTGGCCTGATCGGTGGAGGCATGGAGCCAGCGCCAGCGCTAAAGCTGACCAGGCGCTACGTCGAAGAGCGGCCACCACTCGAAAATGTCCCGCACGCCGTTGGTATTTTGACGGCTGGCCTGATGGGGGCGCCTGATGAGCCCTTGGGGGAGAAGCGGGCGCCAGGTCT